AGAATGTTGGCGGAGGATGCGATAGTGTTCGTGGCCAACAAGTTCATGCCACGGATGACAACTCTTGACGTAGAGCTACGCATTCGTAAGTTCAACAAGAGTGGTGAGGAAGGCGTCGTCGGATGGTGTACATGGGAAGACAGTAATGTCCGACCCAGAACCTTCTTGATTGAGTCTGACTCTCAACAGAATACAACGTCGTTCATTAAGACCGTCATTCATGAGATGGTCCACGTTAAGCAGTATGCTACGGGTCAAATGAAGGAACGTTTCAAGATGGGCCATAGGGTCTATTGGAAAGACAAGGATTATACTGGCACGAGTTACTCAAAGACTCCATGGGAGCGTGAGGCATATCGTAAACAGGAAAGTTTAACAAAGGAATTCCTTAGGGAATGGTTAGATGTAGAATAAGAAGCCCGTTTTAAGGGACAAGAAACTTCCATTTGATAAACTTGGGGCGGCGGGGTGTAAACTTTGTCGCCTTTCTTTTTTTATAAATAGTAGTGTAACTTCGGAGGTAACATGGCATACGACTTTTTTCCAAAGAGCGAACGTGAGTTAGCTAATAAGATTAAGGGATTTCCTGCTGACAATCAGTTGGAGATCATACGGCTGTTTAACTTCTTAAAGAAAAAAGCACGTGGGCTCGATGCGCCAATCAACCTAGATTTGAAAAAGCCATCCAACGTCAATGTAAGTAGACAACTCGATGGCGATGTTCGTATCGCAGATGTATCCCGCGGAGCTAAACTTAAGAAGGTTAAACTCAAATTTGGTAATGGCTCTTCAGGAAACCGAGGAGCTAAGAACAGGGGTAACCTATTCGAGGAGCAGTTTGCTAATGCTCTTTTGGACTGGTGGGCTGGACGACCCGTTGATGGCAAAATGTTAAAAGCCATTGAGGATCTCGATAAGACCTACAAACTAGGAGACTCCAAGAAGTTCATCGTTAAGGTTGAGGGTGGTGAAAACACCAGAAGACCATTGCAGTTTGATTCAGGTATCTACCTTGACAATCCAAAGGGTCAAGGAAACGATGTTGGTCAATCAGTAACCGACATTACACTTGAGACGGACAAGGGCCCAATCTTTCTCAGCTTGAAACTCGGTGGTACGACTACGTTCTTTAACGTTGGTGTTCGTACTATCCTAACTCCACAAGAAATTCAAAAAGGTCAGATTACGAATCCAAAGGGTCTTTCCTTGCTAAAACTATTCGGAGTTGACCAAGAAAAGTTCTGTAAGATCTTCACTGGTGATCTACCAGGAGGAGAGATTATTAAGAATGCGCCATACGACAAAGCTATGATGAAAAAGCTGATGGAGTCTGGCATTGGATTCAACTACCATATCATTCATAAGTTTCCTGCTCGTATCCTAAGTAAGAAGATGGATAAAAAGGCAATGCAGTCAGCGGCTAAGACCGGAGATCTCACAATCTTTTATGGCGGCAAAGGCGGTAACGGTAAACGAATAGACATGGAGTTTTCATCTCCAACATATTCATTTAAGATCAATATCAGAGACACACAAGGTAAGGATGGATTCCCTACTCGTATGATGTGTGACTTCAAATACGTATAGGAACAGACATGCAGACGTTCAAAACATATATCGCTGAGGCGGCTAAGAACCTCCATATGACTCACCTTGAGGATCAAGTAATCTATGGTGGAGTGAATGGCGCAAGACAAGCAATCCTTGCTCTTCGTTCTCTTCGTGATATGTTAGCCGGTGAGGCAAAACGTCCGGTTGATGTAACCGTTAAATGGGACGGAGCACCCGCCATCTTTGCTGGAGTGGATCCAAGGGATGGTAAGTTCTTTGTTGCTAAGAAAGGCGTGTTCAATAAAAACCCTAAGATCTATAAGACTGATGCCGATATCGATGCGGATACATCTGGTGATCTATCAAATAAGCTAAAGACTTGCCTTAAGTATATGCCTTCACTTGGTATCAAAGGTGTGGTTCAAGGCGACTTGATGTTTACGTCCGATGATATTGATACCGATACTATTGACGGTACTAAGTACTATACCTTTCAGCCAAACACAATCGTATATGCAGTACCCGTTGACTCTGACGGCGCAAAGGAAATCAAAAAGGCTAAGATGGGTATCGTATTTCATACACGATACACCGGATCTGACTTTGAGTCAATGAAAGCATCGTTTGATGTTAAGGCTTCTGAGTTTAAGGCAACACCAAATGTTTGGTTCCAGGATGCAACCCTTAGGGATCTATCAGGTACGGCCACGTTGACTAAGAAGGATACCGACGAGGTAACCAAGGCATTATCCGAAGCGGGTAAGATATTCCGTAAGATTGCTGGATCAACTCTTCGTGAGATCGAAGGAAACGAAACCTTGGCTCAAACCATTGAGACTTACAATAATACGTTCGTTCGTAAGCAGGAAGTCATCAAGGATACTAGAAAACACGTTGACGGTTTGATCAAATATATATCTGATAAGTATCAAAAAGAAATCGATACCAAAAAGTCAGAGAAGGGTAAGGCAACATGGGAAGGCAAGAAGGCGGATATCTTAAAGTTCTTTTCTTCCTCAAATAAAGCTAACCTAAAACTACTGTTTGATTTACAGAAAGCAATCGTTTCTGCGAAACTTATTATTATAAATAAACTAAACAGGTTGCAGAAGATGTCAACATTCGTTCGTACTCCAAACGGATTTAAGACGACAGGTGTTGAAGGATACGTTGCAATCGACAAGTTAAGTGGTGGCGCAGTTAAGTTGGTGGACCGTATGGAGTTCTCCTACAACAACTTTAGCCCTGATATTATTAAAGGCTGGGACAAACCGTCTCGATCCTAATGGGAATTTGGAAAAATGAAAGACTATAAGCAAGTTCAACGAGAGCTTACGGAATTAAATGCAGATGGACATCAAGACTCGACTGACGAGGCCTTGACTGCTCAACAGCGAATGAAGCTGAAGCAATCCATCCGTCGTAACAAGGCTAAGATTCGCCTTGGACGTGAAAAGGCAAAACGTAAAACCGCGTCTCCAGAGGTACTACAAAAGAGAGCCAACAAACAGGCTCGTAACGCTATCCTTAAAAAGATTCTAAAGAACAAGGATAAAGGCGACCTTAGTTATTCCCAAAGATCATCCATCGAAAAGCAGCTCGATAAAAAGAAGTCTGCTATCAAGCGTATCGCTAAACAACTCCTTCCAAAAATTCGTAAGGCCGACCGCGCTAAATTGAGCGGTGGGAAGAAGGAGGATTAATGTCTTTTAAGAGTTTTGCTGAATACGTTACCGAAGAAACGAAAGAAATCGTCGTAGCTTGGGGTCGATATAATCCCCCAACGATTGGTCATGAGAAACTTATGACGGTTGTAAAGAAGGTTGCGGGTAGCGGTCAGTACAGAATCTATGCATCTCAATCACAGGATCACAAAGAGAATCCTATTGAGTATAAAACCAAAGTAAAGTATATGCGCAAGATGTTCCCAAAGCATGCGCGCAACATTATGCTTGAACCAAAGATCCGTACAATGTTTGATCTGATGACCAAACTATACGACGAAGGATTTACTAAGGTAACCCTCGTTGCTGGTTCTGACAGAGTTCCTGAGTATGATGTAACACTAAATAAGTATAACGGTGTAAAGGGTCGCCACGGTTTCTATAACTTTGAGGGTGGCGTTAACATCGTATCGGCGGGACAGCGCGATCCTGACGCAAAGGGTGCAGCAGGTATGTCTGCATCTAAGCTCAGAGCTGCAGCCGAAAATAACGATTTCAAAACATTCAGTAAAGGTATGCCTTCTGGGTTCAAAGAAACTCAGCAGTTGTTCAATGATGTTCGCAAGGGTATGGGTCTTAAGGAATCTTATGACTTTAGATCTCACTTGCAGTTACAGTCAGTGTCGGAGGAAAGGGAAGCCTACGTTACTGGGGATCTATACAAAGAAGGTGATCTCATTGTCGTAAAGGAAGACGACGAGGTTGGTGAGATTATTATGCTTGGATCCAATTACGTATTGGTCGAAATGGCTGGTGGTAAAAAGGTACGTAAATGGTTAACCGACATTGAGTTGGTTGAGAAACTAAAACCGCAAGATCCTGATGCCGATGAAGTTCCAGGGTCTCAACCTAAGGGTTACTACAAAGGTGTTGATAAGGATAAGAAAGTCGCACGGGCTAAGCACTTCCAACGAGGCGCTAAGAGTGACGATGATGATCCTGCTTCTTATAAGCCTGCTCCAGGAGATGCCGAGGCCAAGACCAAGCCATCCAAATTTACTAAAAAGTTCAAAAGAATGTATGGTGAGCAGGACGCAACTGACAAGGCCAAGGAACGTATTGATAGAGAAAAAGAATCTGATAAGATTAAGCATGACCGTATGATGGATCGTGC